TGCGTTATATGCGGTACAACCAAATGCTATTAAGAAACCAGTTGTTGAACTAAAAAGTATTTTTGTTACTTCTTGAGGAACTGCCACTGCACCAGATGTTGTATTTAAAGGTACACCCACATTAGAGAATGAATTGTTATAAGTCCAGTAATATATAATACCGCCGGTTTGAGCTACAGGATCCCATGTAGTATTAAATATTAAATCATTACCAAAGTTTTGCATAAATACAAATCGTGCTGGATCATATACAGCAGTAGTAGAACCTGATCCCCATGTACTGCGACCCCAAGTACTTGTGCCCCAACCATAACCTTGTGTAACTAAAGAGTTACCGCTATTAATTTGAAACACTGCAGTAATCGCTGTACCACCTACATTCGTAGCACCTGCTGTTGGTGCAGTGGGTGGGGTCATAGTTATCGTAAAAGTACCAGTACTTGCATTAACGTTGGATATTAAGAAAGAAATACCATTAAGATAAGTAGCTAAGTTAACGCCACCTACAGTTCCAGTAACGCCACTAAATTTAACATAGTCGCCATTAATTGCCCCATTGCCTAACATAGTAACTGTAACTACATTAGAATTTGCAGTGATGGTAAATATATTATCTGTTGAAGGTGAAGTTGAATGAGTAAATGTGGCACGAATAGGTGTTATATCGTATAACGTTGTACCTGCAAATACATATATTTTAGATTGAGTTCCAATAGTAGCTAATAAGTTACCATCAGATGTAGTATAAGTATATAAAGTTCGCGCAGTGCCTTGGTATGGAGAAATAGTATTTGCTACAGTCCATCCTCCAAACTTTTCAGGATATCCATTTCTAAAGCGAATTAACTGACCATCATAGTAGCTACCTTTAGCAGCTAAGCTAGTTTCATCTCGGTTAATACCGGCTGTTAATTTAAGTTTACTTAATGGCATATTAGTCTTTTAAATAAAGTTGTGCTTCTTCTTGACGTCTTTCAACAAGTCCGTTTAAACTATTTTTTCCTGCAAAATGGAACTTAACCATTTCTTGTGCTACTTCTTCGGGATCATCATCCCCATTAATCATAGGTGCTATATATTTTTTGAACTCTGGTATGCCCAAATTAAAAGCCCAGCTAATACAAGCATCAAACTGATTTTGGGTAATAGGCACAACAAGACACATATTGAGTTCTCGTTCAAACCTAGCAATGTCCTCAAGAAGTAAAGCATCTATTTCAGCTTGTTCAAAAGTTCTATTAAATCCTGCAGGCAATGACTTACCATCCCCAATAAGNTGGCCATAACCCACAGTCCACAAACCAACAGCATCACGATAAGGGTGATACATACATCCTTCAAATCGTTTGATAATTTCAATAGCATTTTCACTTGCCTTCATTATAAGGTTCTGTATCTTTCTTCATTAACACTGCAGCACCATGCGCACCAGCTATTACCCCAATAGACTGAGCAAAATCCTTAATATTAAACATATTACCAATATAAGCATCATATATAGCCCCAGAAATTACTACTAATGTAGTAACCAACCAAGACCACCGCGCTATATCATGGGTAGTATTGTCTTTGCCTGTTACTAAGTGTTTTAGAATTGTAATCATTTTATCTTACTTTGTTCTTTTATCCAATTTTCTAGATCAATTAATTGCTGTGAAACCTCATGATATGCAGTGTAATTGTCTACTATTGTTTGTTCTGCCTTATCTAAAGATGCTTTATTAGGTATCGTTTGCAGCTTTGAAGGTAATAACATCAATTCCCCCGGTGGAGTAGGAAAATCAGTCCTTAGCTGCGTCGTTGTGCAACCTGATAAAAGATTCAGGAAGCTCGCAATTAGCATTATCTTTAGTATTAATTTGACTTTTAAGGGCTTCATTTTTAGCTCTAATTGTTTTAATTTGTTTATCATATGTTACTTTAATCCTAGATGTAGTTGCAGCTTGAGTTACTTTAATTTTATTTATTTCTTTTTTATATTCTAATAATGTATCTTGTCTACCTTTAAGATATGCACCATAGGCAAATACAGCTAATGCAAAACACTTTAATATAAACCTAGGCCCTTCCGCAGTAGTACTAAAAAAGCCAACAACACATTCAAATATAAATAACGCAATCCCTACAGCCATAACTAATAATGGTAGCCATGTAGGTAAAACGCTTAATAGCCAGTTAAAACTAAATAATCCCAATGAAATAACTCCTATTAGGATTCAGGCAGTAGGTGGTGTTGAAGTTTGATCTGCCTTAACAACTGCTTCTTCTTTTACTAGCTCATTATTAACTACAACATCTAATGCATATACAACGGTATGAGCTTCATCAAGCAAAGCTTCTGACCATCTAACTAAAACTCTAAATACAAATAATAATACTACGATTAAAAAATCTTTTAATTCATTAAGTTTTTGTTTCATATATTTCTCCTATTTAAAAGTTTGGGTATAACATAAAGTCCAATTACTGCTAATACAATCTTGAGCTGCTTTTAAAGTCATTTCATTTTTGCATACTCTTCGNTGTAANTCGTTTTCTAACTTATCTTTAACATGTGCATTATAAGGNTTACCNCAGTAACTTTGGGGCCATAAATTAGCTGGTGAATTATCTCCACCAAGTTCTAAACTAATTAAATGATCTATTTCATAACCTTCTTTACACACTGATCTATCGTTACCACTTAGTCCATAAGTATGAAATACTAGGTTCTTTTCTGAGTCAGGTACATTTCTAACCGTGTCAGTTTTAGTTGTACATACTTCTTGCGTAGTTACAGACCTAGTAGAACCTGGTGTATTTTTAGGGTCAGGTAAATCTCCTGCATAGCAAGAACTAAATAAACATAGTAATAAAAATACAAGTTTAGATTGCATGAATAGGTATTGTTTTTTTAGTTTTAGGTATACCATTTACAGCACCAATAATATCTTTTCTGTTTTCAGCTTGTGGTCCATCTATATAGAAAGGAATAGTTCCTGTTAATATCTCCCAGCCAGCCATAAAGAAAGGTATATTATCTGAATAGGCATTATCGCAAGCTAAACTCCACATATCACCATCTAGGAACATACATGATCCCTGACATATTTGTAATACAGGGCAATTTGGACATTCTTTACGATTACTCCAATGAGTGCTAGTTTTTAATTTAATATTTTCAAAGTCCGATACATGTCCAATATGATGACTTTCTCCATTAAAACTTGTAGCTACGATAGATGTATTTTGACAAGTCAGTACATTACCTTTTAAATCTACTGCTATTTTACTAGGGTCATCCATACCACACTTTTGTCCTAATGCTGATGCTGGTCTTCTATTTACTATAGAATTAATAAAGTTTTTTGTTTTAGTAGTAATAATATCAAAATTTTTAACTTCACCTTTTCTAATTTCATTAAAGGCATTATTTCTAAATTCTAGATGATTACTTTGGTCTGACATACAGACAGCTTTACCGCCTTCATCATAGGGATCAATAAATCCACCTTCTCCTATAGGTACATCAAATCCTAATTTATCTTTAAACCATTTACTAACTGCAGCACGACTTGGGTTATCTTTATGTATCATGGCATTAAAACTCATACGTCCTTTAGTACCAAGTCTATTCCATAAATCCATAATCATGTTTAATTGATTTGGGTTATCAAATGGGTCTAAACCTCTTACATGATAACCCGGTCCATCATGAGATACACCGACATTAAACTTCAATTCATCTAGCCATTGATTTTTTTCTAAATCAAGTAAAGTACCATTAGTTACAATAGTAAATTGAGCATCGGGATATTTTTTTCTAATACCTTCGGCTAAAGGTTTTAATGTTTTCCAATATACAAAAGGTTCACCCCCCCAAAACTCTACTTTTAAATCTGTTCCATCACCGTTCATCCATGTTGGTAATGTTTCTAAAAAAGGAGTAACGTCATCTTTAGTTGTTTCATCAGCATGTGGCACAAATCTTTGATTACAATAAGTACACTCATAATTGCAAGATAAACCTAATTGGATCTTTAAAGTTTTAATATCCTTTGTTTTGCCTGCCGGATTATTTTTACTTGTATTGACAGGGAAAGGTTTGTATTCTTTACCTTCTCCTTTAACTTCTATAATACTTCCATCTTCATTAAAAACCATAGAAGACATATTATCGTACCAAAATACTACAGTTTCATTAGTAATTGGTTTAATAGCTGATATTCTAAATTTTGCCATTATAGTTTCACGTAGTTTCTAACAGTTTCTGCCACTTTAATATTAGTAACAAGAGCTATAGTATCCTTATTGCCTATATTCATTTCAGAAGTATGATATACAGAAGCTGGATGTATAACAAAAGTACCCGGAACAGGACTTACTGGCCAGCACATTTTATGATTTAATAATCTACTTCTTGCAGCAATAGGGTCAATCATATGTAATCTGTTTCCAGCTAATTTTTGATGTGTGGGATTATTAGCATGGTCAGTAACTTCTAAATCTACCCATAATACTGCAACATAATCTACACTTCTATGATTATGCGGTTTAGCATATTCACCCGGTGCAAACTTACGTAAACTAGTACTTCCTTCAAATACAACTTTATCTGGATTATAAAAACCTTCAACTATAGCTAAACTAGTCATACGGTCTTTAATCATCTTTTTAAATATTTGTGCCGCTGGTCTTTCATCAGATAATAAATTATATGTAGTCTCTATATTAGACTTACGCATAGCAACAGGTACATGAGCTTCAGGATGCATAGCTTCATATTCTTCGCCAATAGCAATTATTTCTTTTAAAAACTCTGGGGTAGCTTCAGAAGCTTTTTGTTCAAATATAAAATTAGTAGGCCAAATTGAAATTATATTTTCCATTATGATAGAGTAATAGTCTTTGTAGATACTCCAGCCCAGTATTTATAACCTGATTTAATGGTTATTACTTCTCCTGCATTTAAACTTTCTGTATTTAATACAAAGTTACCACCATTTAAAATACGGCTTCTATTAATAACACCAATATCTGCAGATAACTCGACAATTGCTTTTGCTGGAGCAGTTACTGTATAAACTTGTTTTACGCCAGCAGCAATAGTATCAGGCCCCTCAATAGTAATTGGTAACCATGTATCTAAAAAGGCTTTAAGAGAATTAATTTTCTCACCTTCTATTTTTTGATTATCTATAGTAATTTCTGCATTATCAGTATCTCGATAGATAAAAATAACATCTTCTTTAGAACATCCTTTATAAGGAGTTAAGATATATAAAAATGCATAAGTACCATATAATTTATTTATAACTGAAAATGGAGATCCCGCATGTTGTTTACCAGGTAATGTATCAGGCGTGTTTAAACTTAAATTAACACCTGTTTTAGAAGGTAGTGATAGTTGAGTTGTTTCTATAGCAAGAAATTTAGAATCTGTATTCATTCCTTGAGGGATAAGTGCAATGCATCCATGATCTTGAGAATTATTTGCAAGTAATTCTGATAAATTAAAACTNCCAGTAAGTGTTACTTGTGGGATATCTGGAGCAGTATTATCAACAATTTTTAATGACAACAAATCATCATTAATCGTAATAACATTCTCTAATATTTTTCTATTTGTCGATAACGCTAAAAATTCCATTTAATTCTCCTTAACAATTACAGTTACAGTTACAATTACTATTAACTAAAGTTATTTTTGATCCATTCCATCCTAAACCCCAATACCATCTAGCACCTGAAGATCCAGAAAAACCACCCCCATAGGTTACACCATAGCTAACATTAGCTATAGATAAAAATGAACCATAATTACCTAAGTCATTAGTAAATTGACTAAGCTGAGTTGGCGCACTGGTAAAATTTGCATAGGGGATATTAGCACTATTTAAAGTAGTTCCATCTGCAAACGTTATAATACCATTTCCTAATTGTACTGACATTAATTATCCTTAACAGTTACATGCACAATTACAGTTATCAACAATTACAGATACAGTACTACCAACTACTTGAAAGTGTAATCCGCATGCTCCCCCTTCCCAAGCACCGCCATTTTGAGTTTGATCTATATTTGCTAATACCAAAAACCCACCATAATTACCTAAATCATTGGTAAATTGACTTAATTTTGTAGGTGCATTACTAATATTAGCATAAGGGATATTAGCAGAGGGTATTGAAGTACCATCACCAAATGTTAATACTGTAGAAATTTGACTTGTTGCCATTTATTTTACCTTTAGCAATTACAGTTACAATAACAATTAATAGCTTGTAGCCCTACTGTAGTTCCATTCCAAGTCATAGCAAATTCAACTGTACTNATAGTATTACCTAATGTTGCAGAGCCACTAAATTGACTTGGTAATAACCATCCTCCATAATTACCTAGATTATTTGTATACTGACTTAATTTTGTAGGGTGATTTGCTACATTTGTAGACCATGGAATTACGTTACTTGATAATGATGTGCCATCACCAAATGTTATTGTACCATTTCCTAATACAGTAGTTGCCATTATGGAGTACCAAATGAAGTTACAGCAGCTTTAACTATTAAGTTACCTGTTGAATCTAAGCTAGCTACGTTAGTACCATTATAGTTAAAATATATTTTTGTTCCCGAAGGAGTTACTGACCAACCACCAGGATTAACAATATTATTAGATGCTGATCCTATTAATACTGCCCAGTTAGTTCCATCGGAAATTAAGTCAACTGATTGTTGTATAGCTACTGAAAACGTTGTAGGGCTACCAGATACAAAACTTCCAGAAAAAGCTCCAGAAGGTGTAGAAAGAGTTTGAACTGCTGAGGAATTATTCCAAACAGTTAATTTAGCACCTGCATAAGTAGCTGGGCTAGGTAATGTACTTATATAAGTTACAAGTCCTGTTAATTCTACAAATCCACCTAATGAACTAGCTGCTATTGTATTTGTAGTAGTTGCAACGACTGCAGTGCCTTGTATACCACCAGATGCCTTAGTTAATCCGGTATTAGTAGTACCTTGTGTAAATATTACAGGTTGTGTAAATAATGCCTGACCTAAATTTATTGTAGTTGTGTAATTTGTTATAGTAGTAGAAGCAACAGTTTGTGATGAAGATACCGTATAGGTACCTGTACCTCCCGAACCACTAACAAAAGCTGATATATACGTTCCGGTTGTAATACCTGCTCCTGTAATTATATCTCCTACTGTTAATGNATTGGNACCTGATAAAACTNCAGTAATAGTTAAAGTAGTTCCTGAAATAGAACCTGTATAACTTCCAGTAGTAGCATTACCTAAAACAACGTTATTATTAGNTGTTAAATTAGTGAAGTTACCAGCTGCTGGGGTAAAAGCACCGATAGTAGTATTATCAATAGCACCACCAGAAATTGTTACAAAAGTAGAATTATAGTTAGATGCATAAAAATAGTTAGTACCGTCTGTATAAACAATATATGTTTGGCCATTAGGAATAGTAACTCCAGTACCAGAACCACCAGCAATCTGCATAGTAATAGAGTATCCGCCTGTAGTATTATTAGCTACTATATATACTTTAGGAACTAGGCCTGAACCTGTATTTGCTGGGCTATAAACAGTAAAATTAGAAGCAATACCACCTGTAAATTGAAGTACCGCGCTACGAGCTTGGTCTGCGCCCGTATTAGAAGTAGTCAAAGAATAGGGTGAAGTTTGTCCGGCTAAAGAAACAGCTGTAACTCCGCAAATGCCCTCTTCAAGCATATATTGAAAGTTAGTATTTGTAGTTGCGCCCCATGTACCAGATTGGTCTCCGGTGGCCATTAAGTTGATACGTAAACTGGGGGTATAGGTTGATGCCATTTTTAATCCTTTTTAATTAGTTTTATTATATCATATACCTGGTTGATTATCGTCAATAGGTGTCCAATTCGGGTTTTGTACTACTGCAATAACTGTCCAATTCGCCGTTTGAGCATCATTGATAGGCGCCCAATTAGCAACTTGATTATCATTGATTTTTAGCCATCCACGAGTAACTGTAAAAGCAATTAAGCTATATAACGGTTCTTTTATTGATTCTGCAAATTGTGCATTAATTCTAGGAGTATCNGCAGCAACAAGTCCATCTTGAGGGCTAAAATAAGAATTATTATTTATAACTAGTACATCTTTTACACCAAAATTTTCTATTACATAATCTAGGAATGCATCGCCTACATTAGTTAAATCTAGTACTGTAAAGTTTTCATTAGGGCTTTGAGTAAATTGAGCAAGTATAGTTCTTAGATCATTTACTGTTGTTGCCTCAGAAACTGCTTCTAAAAATGCTGATAGCTGGGTACTAATATCTTGTAGCCCTGTATTATCAGTTACAGATATAGCTGTAGTTATATTAAAATTACCTGGAATATCTAGTAAATTTACGTTTTCTGATAAAGGCGTATTTAAGAAGTTAGACTGTGTAGTATTCAAATCTGCATTAAATAAAGCCTCTACAAACGCTTCTAAGTAATTATCACCGACATTATTTATATCTAATAAAGTAAATAACTCTACTATTGCTGAAGCTGCATTAAATAATATACTAGGTGTATCAGCGTCAGTTACATTCTCAGTAAGAGATTCTAAATAGTTAGATAATTGAGTACTTAAATCATTAAGAGATAAGTTTTCTGATAATGGGCTATTTAAGAAGTTAGTCTGTGTAGTATTTAAATCTGCAACATATAAGTTTTCAACAAACGCTTCTAGGTAATTATCCCCTACAGAATTAATATCTAATGCTGATAAAAACTCACTTATTGTTATTACCGTAGATAATATGAAATTACCGGGCACATCATTAGTTGATGTATTATCAGTTAAACTATTAAGATAATTTGATAATTGAGTGCTTGAATCATTTAATTTAGTATTATCTGTTAAAGATATTGCAGTAGATAAAACATAGTTACCCGGAACATCATTTAAAGTTGTATTTTCAAATATAGCTAGTGCATATATCTGACCAGGTGGAGCTAACGATCCAAAGGGTGCTTGTGAGAATACATTTAACCCAAACATTTAGGTACCCTTCTATATATCAGTTTCTATATAAATTGATCCAATATCTAAACCAACGGCAAGAGCAGTAGCATTGTTACATCTCCAGGCTCTTTGTGCTAAGAAAGTCGAAGCTGCTGGTAATTGAGTACCTGCTACCGCTGCAGTTAAAGTACCTTGGTTAGTATTACCTGTAGTTAAGTTATTAATTTGCCAATATACAGTAGTTTGTGAGTTACCTGGAGCATACATAATAAACTCGAACCAGTTTGATGAAGCTGCTGTAGCAGGAAAGTTAGTACCTACGGCCACTGCTGTTTGAGCTGCAGAACCACCATAAACTACATATAGCTGAGTAGCATCTGTTGATAATTGTGCAATACCAATCGCGTTAGTTAAAGTACTAGGTTCAACGTTAGTAGGTGCTGCAATAGATGAGGTTAATCCAATAAACATACGAGCACCTGATACAGTAGCTGCATCTGAAATACCAAATCTTGCTACAAAATAGAATCCACCGTTACCAGAACCGTCACCTACTGTAAATTGAGCTACAGTTGGTTCATATTCATATCCAAAGTTACCTGCTGTTGCTGAGCTTACAAATCCTAATCGTCTAGCACGAGTTAAAGTATTAGTAGAAGCTACAGTACGAGATGTTAAAGTACCCGTTGTTGTTGGAGCATTACAACGAATTACAGATAAGTTAGATGTCGTATTACCTGGAGAATATAATTCTTGCCATTGCATATTACCAATACCAGCTTGAGCATAATACGGTAAACCTGATGGACCTCTCCATGTTGGTGTTAATTTACCAGCTACTGATCTAGCAGCAAAGTTCATAAACCCAGCAGAAGCTTGAGATAAGTTAGATGTACCTGATTGAGTTGTAGCAGTATAAGTCCAAGTACCTGTTGTTTGTAACTGAGCTTGTTGGGAGCCGTTATTATAGAAAGATAGTGGTAAATATGTACCTGCACCGTTAATACCTGAAACTAATTGAACGTCAGTTGTACCGTTGGTTGCAATAAGAATCTTAGAGGCATTAGTTAGAGATGAGTTATTAGCTGCTTGCCATGAAGCTGCACCAGAAGTACCGTTAGGAACTGCATAAATACCTGTAGTCGCATTAGTAGTTTGTGTTTGAAATTGTGTTCTACTAGTTACAGTAGCATTATCAAAGTCACCTTGTATAAACTGACCAGCACCATAAGGGAGTAATACGTTACCCCCAGAAGTTATTGTCATACGTAGAGTAGCATTTGTAGAGAAGTTAAGGGCATTAGTACCATCTGTTGCAAGCGTTAATGTACCATTACCAGCAATAGTTGCATATCCTACATATCCTAAACGTGTAGAGCTTGTAGTATCAAAAAAAGATACATAGCCTGAGTTAGTTGTATTACCTGAAGGTGTAAGTCTTACTTGACCTTGATTACTAGGGTTTGTACTAATATAACCCGCTGCATTAATATTAGAGCTTGTACTAAATGCCCCTACAGAAGTAAGTGCTGCCACACCTGAAGCTGATCCACCAGAAGCTCCATAATAGAAGTTTAATTGTGAAGGTGTTCCAGTTAAAGCTAATGAGAATCCATCGCTAGATCCACTAGTATTAACAAAAGATATTACACCTCCATAAGGTCCGCTTGCTACATAAGATCCCGTGGTAGCCCATGTTGATGGACTATAGTTACCAAGTGTAGTTAATGTTGATCCATTGAACGTAAAATTAGATGATGTATTTAATACACCTGATCCACTACCGTATGGAACATATCCTGAGGTTAATCCACCTGAAGTTGGAGAATATATAGATGTTTCTGCAGGGTAATCAATCCAAACAACTGGAGTACCTGAGAAAGTTACGGCTGCACCAGCATTACTTGAAGATAAAATTGTAGTACGGGTTAATGTAGGACCTGTAGACGAATAAGTGCCTATACCAATTTCCCAGTTGGTACTATCTGATGATCCATAAAATACTGTATTACCGTTTACTATACCCGCGGTGGTAAACGATTGATAACCCGCTACAGCACTACCCAGTGTAAAACTTACTGTAGTATTTGCTGTTGCGGATACCTGGACTCTATCTGCAAGCTGGAGAGCCATTTAAAGACCCCTTAGCTTGTCGCTGTTGTTGAGTATGTTACTGCTACTGTATCACCAGCTGTTGTAATTTTAGTTGTACTGAAAGCACCAGCACTCCATAAAGTACCTGCAGTAGATGATTGAGTATTAACTGCACCTGAACCTGTAATTAAGAAACATCCGCCAATCTGACCACCTGCACCCGTTACTAAATAAGTAATCGAAGAGGCTGCGGCTGTTACAACGTTTAAACCTGGGTTAACGTTTGAGTTACCTGTAGGTGTTGCAAATACTGCTGTACCTCGAACTGCTGAACCGCCTACTGTATAGTTAGTAAATTCAGTCCAACCAGCGTGTGATGTCATTGTATCTGTAGGTGAGAATGTACCTACTAAAGTCGCTGTACCTGTACCTGTACCTGGGCCTGTAGCAACGAATGTTAAGCCTACTGTATTAGAAGCTGCACCGATTAATGTGTAGTTAGTTGAACCAACAGTTAGAATTTGGTATGTTGCGTTAGTTACAAATGAACCTGCTGTAACAGTAGTACCTGTTGTTGATGCTAAACCTAAGTATGGACCTACTAAAGAGATAGAAGATTGTAGTAATTGGCTTAACATAAAAATCTTACCAACTTGTACTACTTGGTTTTCAATAGTTTCTTCCCACTTTAATTTACCATCTTTATCTCGGCATACAACATGGAATTTACCTTCAATCCCAACATTTGTTGCTGAGTTAACATTTGTACTTAATGTAGCTACGGAATTATCCCCAAAGCCGTTTTTTGATTCTAAAATCATATATTTCTCCTTAATTTATCCTTATAACAGCAGTCGAAGAACTAGCTGTTGGGAATGTTATTGTAAAAGTATTTACTGCTGTAATAGTCTGCCCAAAATTTAAAACTGCAACCGCGGCTCCTGTAGTGCTATTATATATCAAAGCACCTGCCGTACTAAAGTTTGCAGGGGACCAAGTTACATTACTAAATGTTACGTATGCAGCATTATTAGTAGTATCAAGTCCTATGGATGGTGTTAAAGTTAACCCCCCTGCTGTATAACCAGTACCTGATGTTTCATTAGTTGCACTATAAACAGTAGTTGAACTACTCAAACTAGCACTAGATGTATATAAAGCAATCTTGTAAACATAAGGACTAGGTGCATTAAAGTCTTCTAATCCGCTAAGTAAATTATATTTAAAGATAGAACATTGGGTTTGGTATATAGCCATTATCTAACCGGAATCCTAACTTGACCACTTCTGTAAGCATCTTGTCTATCTTTACCATCAGCAAGTTGTTTCAATAGATCCATTGCAGAATCATAACGTTTTTGGTACTCAGCCAATACATCAGATTCACCCTTCATATAGGTATAAGCCTCTAGTAAAGAACCATATAGTAATACTGAATCAAAGTTATTACCTAACCAAGATGTACCTGCAAGAGTAATTGATTGAGGATAATAAAAATAATGTAATTCTACTGTGTAGTTTTTATCTGGTGTTGGACCTACTATAAAAGCATTATTATCAAACACTGCATAATATTGAGGTTTAGACCAATCAACTACATCTGTTCCATCAGGATATGCTTCTCTAATAAAGTTAACATCTTTATTTAAAAGGTACGTATAGTTATTATTTGAATCAATTACTGCTAAACTAAATGTAGATAACCAATCAGTAGGACTATCTAAATACTTAACACCTGCCGTCATTGTACCTATAGAGTTTCTACGTAATGCAGGTAACTGAACAGAGTTGTAAATACGTTGTTCCGCTTGGGTAATAAACGTATTAATATCAGTTGTTGTAAACTGATTCTCTGTGTAGTCCTGTATCTCAGTAACTAATTGTGCGTAGTTCATTTATTCTATCTATAACCTTTTGTTTATCCTCATTGGNCATGTTATACCATTCTACAACTTCATCCACTGTCCTATTACATCCTGCACATATACCATCATATAGACGGCATATTCCTATACAGGGACTTTCTACCATTACACTAATGGACCACGAGATTTACGNGCTTTAGTAGCTGCACCTGCTCCACGAAATTCAACACCATCTTCTTTAACATCAGTTTGTGGATATCCGTTATTAGATAAATCAACTGAATATTCTTTAGGTTGTGTATATTTACCGATTGGATCAGCTTCATCAGCAGAGAAAAACTTCATGCTGTAATCTTGTGCATCTTTATTATTCTTAGCTTTACCTGTTACGATAGCAGGACTATCTTT